GAGCGTAACAGCCAGCGCAAACAGAGCCTGGGATCTTGACCAGCTTGGCGCCAGTCTTACATGCAACAGCGGGCAGGTTGTGCGCTGGTCCTGGCATCTTCGACGGCTTCGACAGCCCGCCGGTAATTTTTCTTGCTTCTTTTTTTAACATAAATTTTTATCCTTTCTGTGGACCATCCATTGCCACATCGCTGTACAGTCTGGGCTAGATGGTCCGGTCCTATAATATCTTATAGCTTGTAACCTGTCAAGCTTGTGGCCCAGGTTTCAAGGTCGAGGCCTGCGTGCTTTATTTTAATAGCCCGGGCAACTGGCCTGTCTGTGTATCCACAGCTTGAAACCTGGATAGCTTGGGCCTTGGCTCGTAGGTCACCTGAGTCGTAACATTATCAGTTTAAGGAATCCCCGACACAACCTATGATTGTAGAGGTTTATACTCCTCACCAATAGCCCAAAATATTTGAGGGCTTTCGCCCTCAAATTTTATTTACCAAGAACAATCGTAGCCGATTTGCCGACCAGCTTTGACCTGTTCTTTTGCCCATTTTAAAAACTCTTCATCTTGGGCTTTGTATTCGTTGACTTGCTCTTCCTGAAACTGTTGTCCCCAGAAGAAACCATCAGAGGCAAAGTAATCGTAATAACCATTCTTGATTGCCTCTTCTAAGTCCTTGATTAAGTCTTCAGTAATTGTAACACCACCTTGACCACCATTAAACCCTAGATGTTGCAGGTCGTCATGTGTATTATGTTCCTGTTCCTTTTTTTGTTTATTGAACTGCCTAGACATGAACACCTGTAGTCTTGCATGTTTGCGCCAATAAAATTTATCGTGAACTTCACCTTTACTATCTCGAAGTCCAGCGTATTGGTCTAGTCCCATATTTTTCCTTTCGTTAATAACCCAGAATATCCCAGATTAAAAATTTAATCAAGATAAAAATAAAAATAATTTTCTTGACAGCTTGTGGGCTTGAAGATACTGGGCGGGCCCACCCAAAAAAAATAAGGGCAGTTTAGAATTATTCTAAACTACCCTTTCATCAAGGACAGATGAAACCTATTGTTCACAAGGTCGTTCTTGACCAGAAATCATATTGACCTCAACATATCGTGGTAAAGTTCTATCATGCCAATATCTATGGTTATAAACTTTTCGCCACGCATTTTGTTCATTCAAGATTAATGGTTCGTGTAATCTACCAGATATACTATCTATGGCTCTATCCATAAATTGGTCTGCCCAATCATTATAGCAATTCAATGAGCAAAAATTTCCCTTTCCATAATAGAAATTACTTCTTCTTCTGGTTTGATTTGTACGATTTTCTTTGGAACCACGTTTTCTGTCCTTTGTGTCGTAAGTATGGCACTTATGACTTTGGCAATATTTTAATGCCATTTCTGTCCTTTCTGCTTGGGCTGAATATTCTACACTAGAACTACCTTTCAGCCCAATGCTTTCGTTGTTGTTAAGTTTTTGTAAATAACAGATTTTAATATAATATCCCATTGACTTATTGTCAATATAGTTTATAACTTTTTTATGTCATTAACCAATAACATAAAGAAAGCGAGGACACATGGCTAGAATAAGACTAAACAACGAGTATCGGAATAAACTTGCAAATAGAATAAAAGTACACTTGCAACAAGAAGATACTCAAGAAAAAAGAAAGTATGAAAAACTAAAAGCGCAACAAGTTGATATTAATGATATGGCTTGGAGTGTTGCTGAAAAAATAGTTAGACGTCATTATACTGATGATGATGTTGCAAAAGCATACTACCTACAAAACAAGTTTGAAAATGTTTCAACTATTGCGAAAGATAGTTGTTTTCATTTTCACTATCTTGGAACAAAAGAAAAGTTTGACCATTTAAAACAACAAAGTGTTGTTGAAGAAAATGTACCAATAGAAAGACACTTTGATTTTAGATTAAATGGTTCTATTGATGTTGAAAACAATTCATCTTATTCAGATGATAGTGAATATGGTTTTGCTTTATTCCGAGATGAAATCAATTCACAAGAGGGTTGTAATGCCGACATCTTGATTGAACAAAAAGACAAAGACGACAATCCACACAAAAGAAAGTTTGTTGAGAACAACAATAAATATCTTGGATTGAATGGTGGTCGTGATAATGAAACCAAGTATGGTAAAGAGTGGAACGAAAAATATCAACTTGATTTGATTGGTCGTGATTATTGTCGTGATAGGTCTATTGCTTGTTCTGAAGATGAGTTTAAGTTTTTAATAACTTGGAAACAACAAAAAGGTCGATTTGTTATTTCACATTACAAGTGGATTGAAAGTATTTTAAAACAAATGAAAGAAATCAAACTTGGATTGAAAGGTTATAAATGGCTTGATGAGGGTGTTGAGTTAGCAAATGAACTTGGACTTGATATCAAAGACCACGAAATAATCAGAACTAACTCTACGGGCTTGGTAATTTATAATCCTAAAAATCTTGCTGAAAGAATTAAGGGAATGAAAAACACCGAAAAAACTAGAGAACAAAAGATAGCAGAACGTGTTGCATATATGCAACAACAACAAAATAATTCTAATAACTTGAATTAAGTTGTTGATTAATTATGGGATTAGTGTATTCTAATCCCATAAGCAAATAGCTTATAGAAAGATGAGAAACAATGATAAATAATAAACCTTTTGTTATCACTTACTATTCAGCAAGTGATAAGAAAACAATAACAAGAAATGCGTTGTGGACAGAAAAATGCAGATATTGGATTTCCAAATCTGGCAGAATGTTGATGACTTATTTCGATATAGATGCAGATGGATATAGAACTGCGTCAGATAGTTGGAGTATTAAGTTATGAGTGATACAAAATATTTAATACTTGAACAACATAAATATACCTATGGTATGAAAGATGTTTGGTCAGTTAAATTTTCTGACTTAACAAGAGACAAAGCATTTACAAAATTAGTTGCTTTGGAAACTCTAAACGACAACAAAGACATTACGTTTCATTTAGTAAATACTAATGACCTTTGGACAAAGGAACAAGAACCATTAGTATTAAAAGATGAAGTGAAACAAAATTCAGAAAGTGAGGACATGCCTTTCTGATGTTTGTCATCGTGGGTTAGGGGTTAATCCCCTAACCTATAAAATCCCATAAGGGTATGCAAATACTGCATTGCAATTCTTGCATAGTGTGTACCGATAGAGGTACCACAACATCTTGCGTTTTTGCTTGGAAACTACGGGAGGGCCCACCCTAGACACACAAAGGGGTCCCAGACGTACACATATATGTAAGATTTAGACGATTATAGCCAATCCTACAAAAATAGGTTATAAAAAATTTATTACAAAAAATTTTATGAAAAATTTTGACGGATTGACATCAGAAGAGAAAGCACGACTTCTAGAACTAGAAAAGAGTGTGGAGCTAGATAAAACTAAGCCAGTAATACAAAAAGACTTTTTGAGTTTTGTTAAGTATGTTTGGCCCGAGTTTATCCAAGGCGGACACCATAAAAAAATTAATAAAAAATTTAATGACCTCGCTGAGGGGAAAATTAAACGTCTGATCATCAACATGCCGCCAAGACACACAAAGTCGGAGTTTGCCTCATACTTACTCCCGGCATGGATGGTTGGCCTCGATCCCCGGTTAAAGATCATTCAAGCAACACACACGGCTGATCTAGCAATAGACTTCGGACGTAAGACAAAGAATCTTGTAGATACAGAAAACTACAAACAACTATTCGACACACGTCTGATGGAGGACTCACAGGCTGCTGGTAAATGGAAAACGGAACAGGGAGGTGAATACTTCGCTGCCGGTGTTGGTGGAGCAATAACAGGTCGTGGTGCTGATCTGCTAATCATTGACGATCCACACAAAGAGCAAGATATTAAAAAAGATAGTAAGTCATTCGAGAAAGCATGGAACTGGTATACATCAGGTCCACGTCAACGTTTGCAACCAGGAGGTCGTATCGTTGTTGTAATGACACGTTGGAGTAATAAAGATCTAACTGGACAATTGATCAAGGCTCAGGGAGAAGAAGACTCTGACCAATGGGAGGTTGTAGAACTACCAGCCCTGCTTCCTGATGGTGAACCCGTGTGGCCAGAATACTGGACCAAAGAAGAATTACAAAAGACTAAAGCATCTATTCCAGTAAACAACTGGAACGCTCAATACATGCAACAGCCAACAGCTGAAGAAGGAGCTATAATAAAACGAGAGTGGTGGCAAAACTGGGAAGACCATGATCCGCCTAAATGTGATTTTATAATACAATCATACGATACAGCTTTTCTTAAAAAAGAATCTGCCGACTATAGCGCTATAACTACGTGGGGAATATTTCAGATAAACGAGGACCAGGGACAAGGGATAATTCTTCTTAATGCTTTTAAAGATAGATATGAGTTTCCAGAATTAAAACGGGTAGCGTATGAAGAATACTTATACTGGAGGCCTGACATGGTAGTCGTTGAGTCTAAAGCATCAGGATTGCCTTTGACTCATGAATTAAGAGATAAGGGTATCCCAGTTGTTAACTTTACACCGAGCCGAGGAAATGATAAACATTCAAGGGTAAATTCAGTATCTCCGTTATTTGAATCGGGGATGATCTATGCACCTATGCATCAACATTTTGCACAGGAAGTCGTAGAAGAATGCGCTGCGTTTCCGTTTGGAGAACATGATGACTATGTCGACTCTATGACCCAAGCGATCATGCGTATTAAACAAGGTGGAATAATTCGTAACGTAGATTCTTACAAAGACGAACCTCTACCAGATAGGAGTAGAATAGAATATTATGGCTAGACGAGAACTAGTAAATACAATTGTTCAATTATATAAAAAGTTAGGTGGTAACACTAATGACGTTCTTGGAACTAAAACTAACGTAAATTTTTTAGGAAAGGGTAAGTCTCCAGAGCTGATGTTAGATATGGACATCAACGAAGAAGCTCTAGCTATATTACCACAATCAAAAGCAGTAGAAGAATTAACGGGTTCAGTGGGTTATGCTGTAGCCGGTAAACTAAATGATATTCAAGCAAACAAATTATTATCTAACATGAAGAAGATGGAGAAAGTTTATTTTCCACCTGCAGAACCAAAAAATGTTGTTGACCTTGCTACAAGAACTGGAGGATTAGATAAAGCTGGTTTGATGTCTTTGAGAGCAGCAGACGATTTACCACCACCAGGTTCACGTGGAGGACCAGACGATATTGCAGCACCAACTCAATCAGCAGATGAAACATTTAGAAATATGGCAAGGGCTGAAGGTATTGATAAATCTCCAACAGGTGCAGGTTTAGAGTCAATTAAAAATGTTCAAAACAATAATTTAATTGTGAATGAATTAGTAGATACAATTTATCTAAACGCAGGTGTAACAAAAAATGCTCAACCAACTGTTAGAGCAAACGCTAGAGATTTTTTAAATAGAGTAAAAGATTTAGAAGACCCACAGTTTCCAGGCGGTCCAACTTTATCATCAGTTATGGAAGCAGATGATTTTAGATTTATGACTGAGGGTGGAGGAGCAGGATTAGGTGACCCACTGTTATTGGTACAAAAATATTTTGGACCAAAAGTTGCAACAGCGATTGCAAAAATAGATAATCCAAATGACATTCAAAAATTTGCAGAAAGACTTATAAGAGTTAAAGATGGTAGAGGTAGATCTGTAACTGATAGAATGTTTGATCCAAGAACCGTTAACCCAGAAGATTTTGAATTTGCAGATGGTGGACGAGTGCCTATGTTCATGGGTGGTGCTGCAAGAATGGGTTTCCAAGCTTTACGTAAATATGGTTTTGAAGGTAAAGATATATCAAGACTGTTTGCAGGTCTTGGCACAGATAAAAAATTAGTCGGCAAAGAAAAAACTATGTACTTTAAACAATTAAATAAAGTTTTAAAAAACCCAGATGATTATCCAGATGCAATTAAAGATCTTCAAAAACAACTTGGCATAGAAGTAGGTATTGGATTTAGAAGTGGTGGCCTAGCTAAGATTCTGGAGGTTTAATGATATTACTTGGAAACGTTAGACCATATGGAACCGGTGGTTCTTGGTTTTTTAGCTACGGAGATAAGCTAGTAGGTAATTATGAGGAAAAAGCTTTTTTAAAAGAAGATTATGGAACATCTGCGAAAGCAAAAGCAGCAGCCCTTAAATATCAAAAAGATTCTAAGTTACAAAAAAGATTAAAAGATAATAGTAAAATAGGAAAGATAGCAAAATCTTTAGGTCTATCATATGATGAATATGTAAAACTTCCACAATCAGAAAAAACTAAAAGATCTAGAGAAAAATCGGTAAAAAAGATAAGAGGTGAAAAAGTAGCTGCTGGAGGTTTTGAACAAACATTTACCTCTGGTGGTAAAAAATATACGATACCAACTAGATTTCCAAAAGAAGCAATTCCAAAACTAAAAGAATTTTTAAAAAGTTTTGATGAATGGAAGGCAGGTGGTGGTAATTTACAAAGTTATTTAGATCTTCCTTCTAGAAAAAAATCTATGGCGGCAGCTAAAGCTGCAGGATTAAAAGTAAGTAAATTTGATAATAGAGCAGGTAATGTATGGAGAAGATTAGTTCAATATGCAAAAGGAAAAGCACCTATTGCACCTGGTGGAACTGGAACTGGTGAAGTATATAAAAATATATTTGATCAATTAGATATTTCTAAACCACAATTAAATACAATTAAAAATTTTGATTTTGAAAATATTCAAAAATTAAAACAAGAAAAAATAACAAAGACAGCTGCAATTAAAAATATAGGAAACCCTTTAGTCCCTAGTGTTATAGATTTTGTAAAGAAAAATCCAGACATAAGGACAGAACAAGAATTATTTGCAGGTGTTAGTAAACTAGCAGGCAAAGGATTAAGTAATTCTGAAATTACTAAAGCTGCTGTGCAAGCACATAGAAATGGTACAAGTAGACTTTTAAAAGAATCTAGGGGTGAAACAATAGGACCAAACATTTTAAAGAATGTTAAAAACATAGAGTCTGGTCAACTACCTGTAGTTCTTAAAACATTATTTAATATTTTTCCATCTCAGATTGGAAGAGATTTTGCAGGGACTGTAGAAGAATTTTATAGAGATAATCCCACTCTTAAAAAAAGAGCATTACAAAAATTAAAAGATTATGGAGTAATTAGAAAAAGAGTAACTGACGCTTTTGAGTTAGGAAAAAAAGGTAGACAAGGTGCAGCTTTTCAATTTGATCATCCTATCTCATTTGCAGCTTTACAAAGAAGTGGTGACATAGAGGGAGCCATAAGAACAAATCCTATTATGGGAGATGTCAATCAATGGAAATTAGGTTTAGATAGAAAATTAAACAATCTTCAACAAGCTATTATGAAAGGAACAGACATAGATGCAAATATTGCAAAAGTTGAAAAATTAAAAAACATAAACCAAACATTATTTGGAAACTTAGCAGGTGATTTTACAATTGATAAAACAGGAAAAATAAATGTAATAGATTATGGAGCACCTAAGCTATTAGATCCACAGTATGATATTGCAAAATCAGCAGCAAAAAATATTCCGTTAGGCGGGTTTATTAAAAAAACATTAGCGTCGGGTAGATTAACACCAGAACTTACAGAAGTGTTTGGAGAAAAATCTGCTACTAATTTAATTAATCGTTCTAAAAAATTAATTGAATTTGCAGACAAAGATACAAATCAAATATGTAGAATATTTGGTGGAGCTAAATTAGCTGAAGGTGGTAGAGGTTGTGGTGCACAAATGGCTGCAGCCTTAGAAGAAGATCCGGTAGGAACAGCAGGCAAAATTCAAAATTTAAAAACAGAGGGTGTTAATAGAATTAAAGGAGTTGCAACAGGTTTTTTAAATTTTTTAAAATCACCAGGCGTAAAAAGATTTACTTTAGCTGGTGTTGCAGGAGCAGCTGGAACTGCTTTTGTAAAAGAATTTAGAAATGATGATCGAACAAGTTATTTATCAAACGAAGACCAACAAAAAAATATGTTGGTTGATATGGCCACAAATCCTATTGCACCAGATTTAGAAAGACCAGCTATTTTAGATTATCAATTACCCGCACTTGGTGCAACAGTTGCAGGTGCAACGGCTCTCAGTGCACCATCAACAATTAAGGCTAGTAGATCAAGAGGATTAGGTGTTGAAAGAAAAGGGGTTGCTAGAACTGCAGGAAGAGTTCTTGGTAGAGGATTAGGTGTTGCGGCTTCACCAGGATTACTAGCTCCATTGGCTGGATTAGATTTAGCAAGACAAGTATCAGAAGGTGATTCAATTTCAGATGTGGCTACAGATCCACTAAATTATTTATACCCTGCATTTGCAGATCAGACACCAAAACTAACTAGAGGACTACCATCAGCAGTTAGAGGTATTGCTTCATTAGGCATGAGCCCTGCTGCTTTAAGAGTGTTATCACGAGCTGGTATACTTGGATTTGGTGCTTCTTTAGGAATACAAGGAATGAAACTATTACAAGATGATTAAAAAACTAACAACTACGATACCACCAGAGAGAGGACCTAACCCACAGGGGTTGAATGTTCCTGGAAAAAAGACTATAGTGGTTTCGAACTCGGAGAAAAACAATGTCAGAAATAGACAAGTCTTTACCAAACGTAAAGCAAGAAATAGAATTACCTAGTGAAGAAGAGATTGTAGAAGCATCTCAAGCAAACATAGAAGAAGCACAAGGTTCACAAGATATTCAAGTGACACAAGAAGAAGACGGTGGTGCAACAATTAGTTTTGACCCTGAAGCTATTAATCAACCTGGCACCAACGAACACTTTGACAACTTAGCAGATCTATTACCAGAAGAAGTTTTAGGTAGATTAGGTTCTGATCTTTACGAAAATTATACACAGTACAAAGCCTCTAGAAAAGATTGGGAAGATGGTTATACAAAAGGTTTAGACTTATTAGGATTTAAATATCAAACAAGATCGCAACCGTTTACAAATGCAAGTGGTGCAACTCACCCTGTATTAGCTGAAGCGGTAACACAGTTTCAAGCACATGCTTATAAAGAATTACTTCCAGCAAATGGTCCAGTGCACACTCAAATTATGGGTGTAGTAAATAAACAAAAAGAAGACCAAGCTACAAGAGTAAAAAATTTCATGAACTATCAACTCATGAATAAGATGAAAGAGTATGAACCCGAGTTCGACCAGTTACTTTTTTATCTCCCTCTTAGCGGCTCTGCATTCAAGAAAGTATATTATGATGAACTTCTTGACAGAGCCGTTTCTAAATTTGTACCGGCAGATGATCTGATAGTTCCATACACTGCAACGTCTTTAGAAGATGCAGAGGCAGTGGTGCACGTTTTAAAAATATCAGAAAATGATTTAAGAAAAAAACAAGTATCTGGATTTTACAGAGATGTAGAGATTACACCAGGTTATTCACAAGAAACAGAAGTAGAGAAAAAAGAAAGAGAGTTAGAAGGAACTAGAAAAAGTAGAGATGAACAAATGTTTACAATTCTAGAGTTTCACACAAACCTAGATCTTGAAGGTTTTGAAGATAAAGACATGGAACAAAATCCAACAGGAATAAAACTTCCTTACATTGTAACAATCGATACATCATCAAGAGAGGTTTTATCTGTTAGAAGAAACTATAAAGCTGAAGACCCATTAAAAAATAAAATTGAATATTTTACACATTTTAAATTTTTACCAGGACTAGGTTTTTATGGTTTTGGCTTAATTCACATGATTGGTGGATTATCAAGAACTGCAACGAATGCACTAAGACAATTGTTAGATGCTGGTACGTTTTCAAATATGCCAGCTGGATTTAAACAAAGAGGTATTCGTGTTAGAGATGAAGCGCAATCGATCCAACCTGGAGAGTTTAGAGATGTAGATGCACCTGGAGGAAACATCAGAGATGCATTTATGCCTTTACCTTTCAAAGAACCATCAGCAACATTATTACAATTAATGGGAATAGTGGTTCAAGCAGGTCAACGATTTGCCGCCATAGCTGACATGCAGGTCGGTGACGGCAACCAGCAGGCAGCTGTTGGTACGACTATAGCCCTTTTAGAGCGTGGCTCCAGGGTCATGTCAGCCATACATAAAAGATTGTATGTGGCGTTAAAACAAGAATTCACTTTATTAGCAGAAGTATTTAAAACTTATTTACCACCAGAGTATCCATATGATGTTGTTGGTGGACAAAGAAATATTAAAGTTTCAGATTTTGACGATAAGATTGATATACTTCCTATTGCAGATCCAAATATATTTTCACAATCACAAAGAATAACTTTAGCTCAAACAGAATTACAATTAGCTATGTCGAATCCACAGATGCATAATTTATACGAAGCGTATAGAGATATGTATACTGCAATAGGTGTTAAAGATGTAAATAGAATCTTGCCACCACCACAACAGCCAATGCCCATGGACCCGGCTGCTGAAAATATATTAGCTATGACAGGAAAACCATTTCAAGCATTTAAAGGACAAGACCACCGAGCACATATTACTTCGCATTTAAATTTTATGGCGACTAATATGGTTAAAAATAATCCTATGATTATGGGTGCATTACAAAAAAATATTTTTGAACACATATCTTTAATGGCACAAGAGCAGTTAGAGATAGAATTTAGAGAAGAAATACAACAATTAATGCAACTACAACAATTAGCTCAAACAAATCCAGCTATGGCACAGTCTCCTGAGATACAACAACAGCTTTTATCGTTAAATTTAGCCATTGAAGCAAGAAAAGCTAAATTAATTTCTGATATGACACAAGAATTTAAAGATGAAGAGAACAAAATTATGGGTGATTTTGGAAATGACCCTGTTGCTAAGTTAAAAGCAAGAGAATTAGACCTTAGAGCTATGGATAATGAGCAAAAACGTATGCAAGCAGACGCAAGATTGAATCTAGATAAGTCAAGAGCGATGATGAATCAAGATTTACAAGAAGAAAAGCTTGATCAAAACGAAGAATTAGCTAAACTAAGGGCTAATACATCGATTGAGAAAACTATTTTAGGTAAAACTCTTCCGAGTTCGGATAAAATGCCTGGAAATGTTGCAATCATTCGAAAAACTGGAGAATAAATATGAAAAAAAACAAAAAATCAAGTCACGCAGGCATGGTTCATGTAGATCATGACATGTTTACGAACAAAGATGGCTTTCCAAACGGAGGAGTTGAGATAGAAACTACAAAAGCTGACGCAACTCAGTCTGTTCAAGTAAGAGGAACTAAAAGAATGCTGTCTGAAAAGAAAAAAGACGCAGATTGGTATTAATTTATGTGGTTATCGGCAATTAAATTAGCCGTTTCTGCTGGTAGTAAAATTTATGCTAATAAGCAGAGAACGAAAATGGCAATGTCAGATGCCCAGCTCATGCATGCTGAGAAAATGGCCCGAGGTGAAGAACAATACCAGGGCAAATTGCTAGAGGCCCGACAGTCAGACTGGAAGGACGAGGCAGTTCTCATAATTCTTAGTTTGCCCGTAGCTATTTTGGCTTGGGCAGTCGTATCAGATGACCCAACTGCTATGGACAAAGTAAAACTATTCTTCGAGATGTTCTCACAGCTCCCGTCATGGTTTACAAACCTTTGGATCCTTGTAGTTGCGAGCATATATGGTATAAAGGGTACACAGATTTTTAGAAACGGAGGCAAAAAATAATGAGTAGAAAATCTAGAAGAAGAAATAGAAGATTAGCGACAGCCGCTGCAATATTAGGTGGTTTAGCTTTATCTAATAGAGGAAGAGGTACGGAAACCGCTAATATTATGCCTGAAGGTGGTGGTAGAGATGCAGCAAAAATGCCAATGGATGTTCCAACACCTAAAGCGATTAAAACAAAACCTTTTGAAATTATAACACCTAAACCAAATACAAATTTAAAATCAATAATTAGAGGGGATGACGGAAGTATTACAAAAGGTAATATGAGATTCCCTAGCAAAAAAGAATATGCAGACTTTATGAGAACCCAAAGAAGAAACCAGATAGGTATTAATAGAATACCTGGACAATCTATAATGGCATCACCTGATTTAAACACTGGAGCTTTTGACCTTGGTTTTAAAAAAGGCGGACGTGTTGGTTGTGGTGTAGCTAAAAAAGGTTTTGGTAAAGCAATGAAAAAAAGGAGAAAATAAAATGCCTGGAACAATGATGAAAAGACCTATGATGAAAAAAGGTGGAAAGGCTTTAAAGCCTGTTAAGCCAAATCAAAAAGGTTTAAAAAAATTACCCAAAAAAGTTAGAAACAAAATGGGTTATATGAAAAACGGTGGTAGAGCGAAGTAATGGCTAGACCTGGTTTATATGCAAACATTCACGCTAAAAGAAAGCGTGGAGGTAAGATGCGAAAAAAGGGTGCAAAGGGTGCACCCAAAGCATCTGACTTTGCAAGAGCAAAACAAACAGCGAGAAAAAGATAATGACAAAACTTTGCCCTAGAGGAAAAGCAGCAGCAAAAAGAAAATTTAAGGTATATCCGTCAGCATACGCTAATGCATATGCTTCTAAAATTTGTGCTGGTAAAATTAAAGATCCCTCTGGTGTAAAGAGAAAAGATTTCAAAGGACCTAAACCTGCTGGAAAAAAAGATGGTGGCAGAATAAATTTCAGAGGTGGTGGAATCTGTAAGAAAGGAATGAATTTAAAAATTTTGAGAAAATAAAATGGCAGGGCTAAAAGAATGGTTCAAACAAGATTGGGTAGATATTGGTGCCAAGAAAAAAGGCGGTGGATTTCAAAAGTGTGGAAGAAAGTCTGCAAGTGGATCAAAAAGGAAGTACCCAAAGTGCGTCCCTGCTGCCAAAGCGGCAAGGATGACAGAATCCCAGAGGCGGAGTGCCGTTGCAAGGAAAAGAGCTAAGCCTCAAGGTGTGGGTGGTAAACCTACAAATGTTAAAACATTTGCAAAAAGAAAAAGCATGAGCATGGGAGGTTTAGTATGAGCAAAGGTACTATGCCTGCTAGAAATAAAAAGAATTTCAGACCTACAAAGTCTGGAGCGGGCATGACACGAGCCGGTGTCGCTGCTTATAGAAGACTAAATCCCGGCTCTAAACTAAAAACAGCCGTGACTGGAAAAGTGAAGCCAGGATCAAAAGCTGCTAAACGTAGAAAATCATACTGCGCTAGATCACTAGGTCAGCTCAAAAGAGCTTCAGCTAAAACAAGAAATGATCCTAACTCACGAATCCGTCAAGCAAGGAGAAGATGGAAATGTTAAAAAAAAGAAAAGCAATTAAAAAAGTGATTAAGGGTTTGGGCAAAGCAGTCAAAGCTCACACTAAACAAAAGAAAATGTTACAAGGAGCTTTACGTGGCGGATCCAAAAACAGGAACAGGTAAAAAACCTAAAGGTAGTGGTAGACGACTTTACACTGATGAAAACCCGCGTGACACTGTTGGGATTAAGTTCGCGACGCCGACGGATGCGCGCAAGACAGTGGCGAAAGTTAAAAAAATTAATAAACCGTTTGCTAGGAAAATTCAAATTCTAACCGTTGGAGAACAGCGTGCCAAGGTTATGGGTAAAAGACAAGTCGCTGCAATTTTTAAGAAAGGAAAGGAGTCAATAAGAAATGCGAAGGGCAATACTAGAAGCACTAAGAAGTAGATACGAAGCTGAAATAGCAGAGGCAGACGCTACTGCAAATATATATTTAACTAATTCAGTTGGTATTGGAGAACATCCTCAACACATAGATGAGGTAGATAAGCAGATTAAAAAAATAGCATCTGCAAAAGAAAAGTTAAATATATTAGACGAGTTCGAACCAGAAAAAGGAGGTGTATTATAATGGACTTTGTTAGTAAAATTAGACAAATAATTAAATTAAGACACGATGATGTTGTAGTTGCAATGACATCTGGAAGTGTTGACAATATGGAAAAATATCAGTATATGTTGGGACAAATACGAACATATCAGTATTTATTACAGGAAATATCCACCCTGCTAAAAACAAAGGAGCAAAATGACAGCGAAGGAACAGTTATCAGTATCAAACCAAAAGATAATAACACCAAATAAAGAATTAGTTGGTGTAAAAAAATCAAATAAAAAAGAGATTGATGAATCATCAAAGCTTCCTAATCCAACAGGTTGGAGAATTTTAGTTTTACCTTTTAAACAAAAAGAAAAAACAAAAGGTGGAATATTATTAGCAGATGAAACAGTAGAACGATCACAAGTAGCATCAACTTGTGGTTTAGTTTTAAGAATGGGACCACATTGCTATGATAAAGAAAGATACCCAGAAGGTCCTTGGTGTAAAAAAGGTGATTGGATTATCTTTGCAAGATACGCTGGATCACGAATTAAAATAGATGGGGGTGAGATAAGACTTCTCAATGATGATGAAGTTTTAGCGACCGTGGAAAACCCTGAAGACATATTCCACGAATTTTAATCATAGAGGAGAAAAACTATGCAAGAAGAAGAAAAGAAAACAGTTGATATCGACACATCTGGTCCGGATGTAGAGGTAGAACTGCCAAAAGAAAAAACAAAAGAAGTAGAAGAAATAACGGACAAAACACCAGCAGAGGATAAATCACATGAAAACGAACGTGAAACAAAGCTTGAAGACGGTGGTAGCACCGATGATTCATCTGAGAAACCTGTGGAGCAGCCTGCTGTTCAAGAAGGTGATAAGCAACAAGATAACAGTAAACAAATTGAAGAGTATTCTGAAAGCGTTAAAAAGCGAATAGCTAAATTAACAAAAAGAATGCGTGAGGCTGAAAGGCAAAAAGAAGAAGCTTTACGTTATGCAGATAGTGTTAAACAGGAGAGAGATAAGTTTAAAACTACGGCAGACTCACTAGATAAAAATTATGTTACAGAAATGGAAGGAAGAATTACTTCTTCTATCGCAGCAGCTCAAGAAAAATTAAGAGCAGCTAGACAAGCAGAAGACCCTAAAGCTGAAACAGAAGCTTTGGCTGCCATTTCTCAACTTGGTTATGAACAGGGTAAATTAGCTGAACTTAAAACCCAGCATCAAATGCAGGAAACAGCAGCTAAAGAAAAAACTGTTGAACAACCAATATATCAACAACCACAAAGACAAGCTCAAACTCCGCCTGATCCAAAGGCAGAAGAATGGGCTGAAAATAACGAGTGGTTTGGTAAGGATAGTGCAATGACATATACAGCATTTGATTTGCACAGAAAACTTACTGAAGAAGAAGGAATTGACCCTAGATCTGACGAATATTATACGGAAATAGATAAAAGAATAAGACTTGAATTTCCGCATAAATTTGATACATCTAAGGACAAACCAGCTAGTAAACCTACACAAACCGTTGCCTCTGCAACGCGTAGTCCAAAGACTAGCCGAAAATCTGTGAGACTCACTTCATCACAGGTCGCAATAGCGAAAAAATTAGGAGTGCCATTAGAAGAGTATGCGAAACAACTTATGAACACGAAGGAGGTATAGGCATATGGAAAAGAAGAACCAAACTCGTGCGAGCCAAACTAGCAAAAGCGATTCAACAAAAGTTGAAACTAGAGCTAAGGAAGTTAAAGTAAAACAACAACCTAAAGTTTGGACTCCACCATCGTACTTAGATACGCCCAACGCGCCAAACGGCTACAGACACAGATGGGTCAGGGTAGAAATCCTGGGATTTGTCGACACGAAAAACATACAAGGACGCTTAAGATCCGGGTATGAATTAGTAAGAGCTGACGAATATCCAGAAGAGGACTTTCCCGTAGTTACAGACGGCAAATACGCAGGGGTGATCGGGCACGGAGGCCTTGTGCTGACAAGGGTACCAGAGGAGATCGCGCAGCAAAGAGCTGAATACTATGCCAATCAGGCACAGGATCAACAAGCTGCAATTGACGCCGATCTTGCAAAGGAACAGCATAAGAGTATGCCTATCAATGTTGATAGAGATACTCGTGTAACCTTCGGTGGCTCTAAGAAGTCTTAATAGAATTCTAGTCCATCTGAAGATAAACTAAATGTCTAAAGGAGGACACTACTATGGCAAATAAAGATGCTGCGTTCGGTTTAAAACCGATCGGTAAAATAGGTCAGAATGCGGACAACAACGGTTTATCGGAATACGATATCGCGGCTAGTGCTACAGCGATTTACTTCCAAGACCCAGTAGAAATTTTAGCTACTGGAACAATTGGAGTAGCTGCAGCAGGAGACGCAACGATATTGGGTTCACTAAACGGTGTTTTCTTCACTGACGCAAATACGAGTAAACCTACCTTTGCGAATCACTTAGACGCTTCAAACGCTGCGACTGACATCAAAGGGTTTGTAACGGATGATCCGTATCAAAGGTATGAAATACAATCGGACGGCGCAACTGCGGCAGCAGACGTCGGCCTTAACGCTGACTTTGTGTATGCAGCCGGATCTTCACCAGATTATGTATCTAAAGTAGAATTAGATTTTTCTGATCAGAAGACTGGTACAGCACAACTCAGAATAATTGGTATCTCAAAAGACCCAGAAAACAATGAAGCTGGTTCTGATAATGTTAACTTAGTCGTTTACATAAATGAGCACCAATTTAAACAAACAACAGGTATCTAAGGAGGATAACTATGGCGATATCACGTAATCAACTAGTCAAAGAACTAGAGCCAGGTTTGAATGCCTTATTCGGCCTGGAATATCAGCAGTATGACAATGAGCATACGCAGATATACACAACTGAGTCATCTGACAGAGCTTTCGAAGAGGAAGTAATGTTATCAGGTTTCGCTCAAGCACAAGTTAAACCAGAAGGTTCTGGTGTAACTTACGAAAGTGCTCAAGAAACTTTCACAGCAAGATACACTCACGAGACAATAGCTCTTGGGTTTGCAATCACTGAGGAAGCAATTGAGGACAATTTGTATGACAGACTTGCGTCTAGATATACAAAAGCTTTAGCAAGATCTATGGCTCAAACTAAACAAGTAAAAGCGGCTGCACCATTAAACAATGGTTTACCAGGTTTGACTTTCAAATCAGGTGATGGTGTAACTCTTTTCAACACGTCTCACCCAACTGTTGCTGGAACTTTCAGCAATACGTTGTCTACAGCTGCGGACTTAAACGAAACTTCATTAGAACAAGCAATGATCGATATCTCTGCTCTTACTGATGAAAGAGGTTTAAAAATCGCTGCGAAAGCTGTGAGAATGATCGTTCCATCTGCACTTCAGTTTACTGCAGAGAGATTAATGAAATCTCAAAACAGAACTGGAACTGCTGATAATGACATCAACGCACTAAGAAACATGGGTATGATTCCTGGAGGATACTCTATTAATCACTACCTAACAGACACAGATGCGTTCTACATTATCACAGACGTGCCAAATGGTATGAAGCATATGGAAAGAGCTCCATTAACTACAAAAATGGAAGGCGACTTCGATACTGGCAATGTTAGATACAAAGCTAGAGAAAGATACGTATTTGGCGTATCTGATCCTAGAGGAATCTACGCATCACCAGGTGCTTAATAAATAATTTGAGGCGGGACACAATCCCGCCTCATTTCAAAAATAGAAAGGAAAAATGCACCCTAAAAACTTCAGAGTCCAAATATTTGCTTACCAACTTCACGCAGATTTTATAATAAACTGTATGGATGCTCCTACAGATATAGAAAATGCAATAGTTGACAGATTGGGAAAAGGTGATATAAAATGGGAACATCTTGGAGAAATGAATGATCCAAGAGTAAAAAGAATAACCTATGAGGAGGTTATTGATGGAGGCGATAATGCAACATCTGGAGACCCTTTACACACAGAAGAAGGGACTAGATCTTCAATGGGAGCAGGAGCATCTGAAAGAGGGTAGATATACTCTCGACATGGTTAAGATTGACAGAAAAGTCAGAGAAGTAATTAGCCAGATCAAAGCAGCAGAAAATGAAAAAGCAGACCTGCAGCTTAAAATAGACGATGCGGCTCCTCAAGTTTCTGTAGCTACTTAATAAAAAAGCTACATCGTTGGAAAAATCCAATCCACATTACAGGCCCTCTTGCGCTTTATTAAAATCTAATATATAAATTAATCACTATACAATTAATTAGAATACTGACGCGTATAGTCGACGGCCTAGAGACAGTATTCGTAAACTAGGAGGATATAATTATGGCAAAAACTACATTTCAAGGACCAGTAAAATCGTTAAATGGTTTTCAAGGTGTTGGAACTGGAAACTCTGTATCAATTGCAGCCGGTGCAACTTCTTTAACTGTTGATTCACATGCTGGTAGAATGTTGTACCACAATGTTGCTGGTGCAGCTACTTTGACTTTACCTGCGATTAACTCATCATCTGATTCAGGTGTTGCAGGACCAGGCAATGATCCAAACTCAGCAAACAATTTGGGTGCTTCTTTTGAGATCTACATTGGAACAGATAAAACTGGTGACTTTATTTTACAAGTTGCTAACGCTAATGATACAATGACTGGTAATGCGTTAATGGTTGACACAGACACAACTGATAGTGCTGAAGGTTTTATGACTGCGGCGGCATCTGACACTATTACTTTAAACGGTAGTACAACAGGTGGACTAGCTGGAACAATCATAACTTGCAAAGCTATTGGTGCAAACAGATGGGGCGTTCAAGTTACATCTGGAGGCACTGGTGATTTAGCTACACCTTTTAGTGCAGCAGTAAGTTAATAATCAAATTAGTGTGGGCCTTCGGGCCCATACTTAATTTAATGGAGAATAAAATATTATGTATAAAAGTGATGTAAAAGCAGTTAGAGTCACAGGAACTGGATCAGTATTCGCAGGCAGAACAAGACTTAGAGGTATCATTTTAGAAAATGATCATGCTACTGATACTCAATCAATTACTTTACAATCAGGTGGAGTAACTCAGTTTTTAGTAAGCTGTCCAGCTGGAGATGTTTTTGCTTTCAATATTCCTGAAGATGGAATTTTATTTGAAAGTGGTATGACTACTTCTGCAATCGGTGCTAACGTTGAAGCGACTGTATTGATTGACAAGTAGGAGGTTAAATGGCTAACACTACCTCGGGAACAACAACTTTCGATAAAACTTTTGCTATCGATGAGATAGTAGAAGAAGCTTATGAGCGTATCGGACAGCAAAATGTTTCTGGATATCAACTTAAATCTGCAAGAAGATCTCTTAATATTCTTTTTCAAGAGTGGGCAAACAGAGGACTTCACTATTGGGAAATAGCAAATAACAATATTACGTTAGTTGCAGACCAAGCTGTCTATACTATGTTCAGGTCATCTGACGATGGCACATCAGATGCAACAGCTGTATTTGGAGTTGATGATGTTTTAGAAGCGTCTTTTAGAAATAATAATGTTGATTCACCTCTTACAAAAATAAATAGATCACAATATCAAGCGTTATCTAATAAGACCGCCACAGGTCAGCCTACACAATATTATGTTCAAAGATTAATAGATAGAGTTACAATAACTTTGTATCTAACACCTGGTTCAGATCAAGCAGGTAAGTTTATAAATTATTATTATGTTAAAAGAATTCAAGACGTGGGAGATTATACAAACGCAACTGACGTTCCTTATCGTTTTGTTCCATGCATGTGTGCAGGACTAGCTTATTATCTTGCTATTAAAAATGCTCCACAAAGAGTTCAAGAATTAAAATTATTGTATGAAGATGAATTACAAAGAGCTTTAGCAGAAGATGGCTCATCATCTAGTACTTATATTAGTCCTAAAGTTTATTATCCGGAGGCATAATGGCAGTATCTTCAGGAAAATTTGCAAAATTTATATCAGATAGATCAGGACTAGAGTTTCCATATTCTGAAATGGTTATAGAATGGAATGGTGCAAGAGTGCATATATCAGAGTTTGAAAGCAAACACCCACAATTAGAACCACGAGCTTATTCTGCAGATGCACAAGGTTTGTTAAATGCTAGACCTGCAAGAACAGAACCAGAGGTGGCTAGACTTTTAACTTTAAACCCATTTACAATTACAAATAGTTCTTCAACAGTAAATGTATTTGAAGAAAACCACGGCAGATCTACAAGTGATACTGTTAGATTTAGAAATGCAGAGGGTTCTCTTGGATTAACAAGCACAGATTTAAATAAATCTGCGGGATTTACAATTACTAAAGTTGATGCTAATAATTATACATTTACAGCTGCTGGAACAGCAACTGCAAGTACAAACATTGGAGGAGGAAGTGTATCGGCTGGTCCAGTTACACTAACACCATAATGGCAGGAATAAGTTACACTACACTAGTTACACAAATTAGAAACTACACAGAAGTAGATTCTAATGTTCTTACAACAGATATATTAGAAAATATTATTTTAAATGCTCAGTATAAGATAATGAGAGATATCCCTATTGATGCCGATAGAAAACAACAAACAGGTAATTTAGTTGTGGGTCAAGAAACAATTAATGCTCCAGGTGGTGCTTTATTTATTAGGGCTATTCAAGTGTATGATTCTACTTCTGCTATAACTGGTGCTAATGTTTTTTTAGAGAAAAAAGATGTTACATATTTACAAGAATATGTTTCATCTACAGAATCAGCTAAAAGAGGAAAACCTAAATATTATGCTATGTTTGGTGGAGGCACTGGAGATGGTGACACTAATTCTGGGAGAATGATGTTTGCTCCTGTTCCAGATGCAACATATAAATTTAGAGTTCATTATAATAAAATGCCAGCTACTTTAGATTCTAGTAATCTAACTAATTATATTAGTCTTAATTTTCCAAACGGCTTATTATATGCCTGTTTGGTAGAAGCATATGGGTTTTTAAAAGGTCCAATAGATATGTTGACACTATATGAAAATAAGTATAAACAAGAGGTACAGAAGTTTGCTGCAGAGCAAATTGGTAGACGTAGAAGAGATGACTACACTGACGGAGCTGTCCGTATAAAAGTCCCTTCACCGTCACCTTAGTAATTAGGAGAATAAATTATGGCAATAACATCAGCAATTTGTAACAGTTTTAAAACTGAGATTTTGACAGGCACTCACAATTTCACTGCATCAAGTGGAAACACATTTAACTTAGCATTGTATACAAGTGATGCTACGTTAAATAAATCTACAACTGCTTACACGACTTCAAACGAAGTCTCTGGCTCTGGATATACTGCAAAAGGAAATGCACTTACAAGTGTTACTCCAACTTTATCTACAGACACTGCAGTTTGCGATTTTGCCGACACAAGTTTTACATCTGCTTCTTTTACAGCAAGAGGATGTTTAATTTTTAATGACTCAGCAACTGGTGATCCTGCAGTTTGTGCAATCGATTTTGGTTCTGATAAAACTGTAACAAGCGGAACTTTTACAATACAATTCCCAACAGCAGACGCATCAAACGCAATCATCAGAATAGCGTAAAGAGGTAACGACGGATGTCCGTTACTCAAACCTTCACAGTAACGGTTGTTAGCACCGGTTCAGGTAATAAGTACGTTATTGATGGTTCACAACAAAAAACTCTAAATCTTATAGAGGGAAAAACATATAGGTTTGACCAATCTGATTCATCAAACAGTGGACACCCATTAAGACTTTCTACAACATCTGGGGGCACACATTCTGGAGGAAGTGAGTATACAACTAATGTAACCACTAATGGAACCCCAGGATCATCTGGAGCATATACACAAATAGAAGTAGCAGCTTCTGCACCAACTTTATACTATTACTGTCAGGTTCACTCAGGTATGGGTGGACAAGCAAATACACTTGCTTCTACAACAACAAGAGTTTTTGAAGTTACAGTAGTTGGTGGTAATCCTGCAAACCACCCTTATCATAATTTTGGCTCAGCTAATAAATATGCAATAGATGGTTCAACTGCTACGGCGGACGTAACTTTATATATCGCCGAGAGTGGAACTTATTATTTTGATCAATCAGACAGTTCTAATTCTGGTCACCCTTTACGATTTTCTACAACCGCAAACGGTACACATTCTGGAGGTAGCGAATATACCACGGGCGTGTCAACCAGTGGAACACCAGGTCAAGCAGGAGCGTACACTCAAATAATAGTAGCGGACTCTGCACCAACTTTATATTACTACTGTACAAATCACTCAGGTATGGGTTGGACGGCTAACACTCCTGAAGCTAATACTTGGAGTATGTTTAGTTGGAGTCAAAATTCTTGGGGCCAACAAGATGGAACTACTATTTCATTAACAGGTTTTGGACTAACTTCTTCTGTTGGTGATGGTACAAACATGGCTGTTCCTTCAAAAGGATGGGGTGGCGAAACATACGGTAGAGGAGAATGGGGTCAAGTTAATGACAACAGTGCTGTATTAACAGGATTTGGATTAACTACATCATTAAATGCAGATGGGTTGTTATCATTTCAATCAAATGGTTGGGGTAGAAACACTTGGAACTCTGAACCTTGGGGTGAAAGTAGTAACCCTGTAGTAAGTTTAACTGGATTTGGTTTAACTTCATCTGTTGGTGATGGAACAAATATGGGTGTTCCTCAACAAGGTTGGGGTGGTAAAGCTTGGGGAGACAATAACTGGGGTGAACTTGCTAACATAGATGTTTTTCCTTCAGGTATTAGTGCAACAACAAGTGTAGGAACAGTTTCAATAACAGCAGAAATAAATGCTGGTTGGGGCAGAGCTGCTTGGGATGACGATGCTTGGGGTATTCAAGGTGATATATTATTAGACGGGCAATTAGCTACATCTTCTGTTGGTTCAATATCTCCTGCGGATGTAATGGGAGTTACAGGAATTGCTGCAACATCTAGTATTGGATCACCTACAGTAATTGGTAATGTCACGGTTGTTCCAACTGGTCAGTCAATGACTTCTTCTGTAGGTGCTGTAATAGCAACAGATGTTATGGTTCCAACAGGACAATCAGCTACATCTTCTGTTGGCTCTATATCTCCCGCAGATGTAATAGGAGTTTCTGGATTATCTTCTACAATAAGTTTAGGTGGAATATCTGTAAATTCAAATCCTATAGTATTACCTACTGGTTTACCTTTAACTTCTAGTGTGGGATCTATAGATCCTTCTGACCAAGAAATGGGTCTAACAGGACAATCTTTAACTTCTAGTGTTGGAACAGGGTTGTCAATTAGTAGTACTTTTGATATAACTTTAACAGGAGTATCCGCAACTGTTTCTGTTGCTGGATTTGGAACTGCTACAGGCTTCGGAATTCAAGCATATTCTGACGTTGACACAGGTTCAAATTCATCGTATACAGATGTTGCAACAGGCTCAAATACAACATATAGTGACGTAGCATAGGAGAAAAGAATTATGGCATCAACATACACGGGACTAGGAGTCGAACTTCAAGCAACTGGTGAAAACGCCGGAACATGGGGTACGAAAACTAATACAAATTTACAGCTTTTAGAACAAATTTCGGGTGGATTCACTCAACAATCAATAGCCGGTGGCGCACAAACAACAACTCTATCTGTTTCTGATGGATCAACTGGTGCAACTCTTGCACACAGAATGATTGAATTTACAGGTACAATTACAGGAAATCAAATCGTAACTATACCTTTAGATGTTCAAACTTTTTATTTTTTAAGAAATTCAACATCAGGTGCATACACAGTACAATTTAAATATGTTTCTGGATCAGGTAGTACATTTACTTTTTCAGCTACTGATAAAAGTGATGTTGTAGTTTTTGCAGCAGCGGATGATGGCACAAATCCTAATATAATAACTTTAGAGTTTGGTGCTGGTGATGTAACTCTTACAGGAACACAGACTTTAACAAATAAAACTTTAACATCTCCTGCAATAGGAACTTCAATATTAGACACTAACGGAAATCAATTAGCTCTTTTAACAGCAACAGGTTCTGCTGTTAACGAAGTAACATTAGCCAATGCAGCAACAGGAAATAATCCTACGTTAACTGCATCAGGTGATGATACAAATATTGGTCTAGCTTTAAAAACAAAAGGAAGCGGAGTAATTCAAGCTGAGGATAGTGGTGGAAATGTGTCTGCAGTTAAAATAGCTGGTAAAGAAACTATTTGGGTTCCAGCTTCAGCGATGTATGGAGCAACAACAAACCCAGCTGATGCACAACAAGTCGAAACAACAGCAACAAGACCTGATATGAAAGTTTTAGACTTTGATAAAGACACAGATGAATTTGCACAATTTTCGATAGCTATGCCTAAATCATGGAATGAAGGAACATTAACTTACCAAGTATACTGGACACCTGGTTCTACAAACACAGGTGATTGTATTTTTGGATTACAAGCTGTTGCGTGTGCAGACAGTGACACTATCGATGTTGCATATGGGACTGCAGTAAACGTTACAGACGCTGGAATAGGTACAGTTGAAGACCAACAAATATCTTCTGAAAGCGGTGCTGTTACAGTTGCAGGATCTCCTGCAGCAGGTGAGTTAACGTACTTCCAATTATTTAGAGACGCAAATGCTGGTGGAGATACTTTTACTGCTGATGCAAGAGTGCTTGGAGTTAAAATATTCTTCACTACAGATGCAGCTAACGATCTGTAAGGATTAGAATATGAGAAAAATACCAGAGTACCTAGCCACTAGTGGTAAAGGAACTAAAAACACACAATCAAAAAAAGGTAAAATGTTTGGATATCAAGTCCTAGGATTTGGTGCGGGCGGTAGTAAACCTCCTTATGAAATTCAAATGATGGTTGTCGCAGGAGGAGGATCGGGCGCATTCACGGGCGGCGGAGGAGGTGCGGGAGGGTACCGTACTTCAACCCAACAAGATATTCCTGTTGGAGAAACTTTAACAGTTACAGTAGGAGCTGCACAAGGAGACTCTACAGTTTCTGGTGGATCTCTTACAACAATTACTAGCACACGTGGAGGCAGTGGCGGAGGATATTATAACGCTGTCGGCCAAACGGGCGGATCTGGCGGAGGCGGCGGAGGCGGCCATGGAAATTATTTCGGTGTTGGATACCAACCTGGTGGAGCTGCTGGAAACACACCTTCTACTTCTCCAAGTCAAGGTAACCCAGGTGGAGACGGAGCTAACTTACCTTACCCTCAATTCGCTGGAGGTGGAGGCGGAGGAGCTACTCAACCGGGAACGGCTGGAAACGGGGGCGGAGGCCAAGGTGGAGACGGAGCTCAAAATAATATTGTAGATGGTACAACTCAAGTGTATTACGCTGGCGGTGGCGGCGGATCTGGCGGGGGCACAAAATCAGCCGGGCAAGGCGGTCAAGGCGGCGCTGGAAACGGCGGAGGAAACGGACAAAACGGATTCGACGGGCAGGCAAATACGGGCGGCGGCGGAGGCGGCGGCCGAAATAGCGGATCGAGTGGAGGAAGCGGTATCGTTGTATTAAAAGTGCCAACAGCTAGTTATTCTGGAACAACTTCAGGATCTCCAACTGTTACAACTGTAGGAGACTTTACAATAATGAAATTTACAGGTTCAGGGAGTTACGTAACATAATGGCTCATTTTGCAAAAATAGATGAAAACAATAATGTAGTAGACTGTATAGTTCTTCACAATGATGTAGTAACATCAGAAGAAGCAGGAAAAGAATTTATACAAAACGTTTTAAAAAAAGACGGAACGTGGTTACAAACTTCTTACAATACAGCAGGAGGCGAGCACAAACTTGGTGGAACTCCTCTTAGAGGAAACTTTGCAACTAAAGGATGCACATGGGATCCGATAAGTCAAGTCTTCATGCCAGAAAAACCTTTTCCTAGTTGGGTTATATCAAATACTGCTCCTAAATGGACTTCACCTCATGGTGATGCTCCAGAGCTAACTGAAGAACAACAAGCTCAAAATACTGCAGGAACTAATGATTGGTATTATGGTTGGAACGAAGATGAGCAGCGTTGGGATTTAATAGACGGCCAAAGCATAGAATAATCTATTTACAATTCATTTTAAAAGATATATACTTTGTTAAAAAGTATGAAAGTAGAAACAACACCTGATCGTGATCATGATTATTGGATATGGAGAAATTATTTTACTCCTAAACAAATTAAAAGTTTCAATAATTTATTAAAGAAAAACTGTAAAATAGTTGAGCCTCGTACTTCACACGCAACAAATCAAAAAGGCGAATCTCTTAAAAATGTAAAGACTTTTTTAATACCGTTAAAAAAGTGCAGTAAATATGTTGATCCTATTTTAGACCAAATTTACTATACAAATAATTTAAATTTTTCTTACAATCTTTTTAATGAATACAGTAAAATGGACTGTGGAAACTATAATATTTATTCTTCTGAAACTAAAGCAAACTATGAATGGCACATAGACAAATCTAAAACATTAGTCTTTGATACAAAATGGACAGTGTTACTTAATCTTTCTGAAAAAAAATATAGTGGTGGTGAATTTCAAATATTTAATCAAGGTCCTTACGCCATACCTGAATTTAAAAGTGGAGCTATGTTAATGTTTAAATCACATTTAAACCATAGAGTTACCCCAGTGACGGAAGGAGAGCGAAGGACTTTTACTATTTTTTTGTCCGGACCAAGATGGAAATAATATAATGCCAGCAAATTGGAAATTTAATATACCAGATCATGTCAATTATTATGCTTGGCAAGAAGATATATTTAATGAATTAGAATGTGAGGCTGTAATGGAAATAGGTGAGAAACAATTATTTGAACAAGCCACTATTGGAAAAGAAAGAAAAATTTATAAAAAAGTAAGAAAAGGCACAGTATCTTGGATACCTGTATCTGATGAAACTTTATGGATATACGAAAGAGTTAGTAACTGTATAAACAATTTAAATAGAGATTACTTTAAATTTGATCTAGAGGGTTTTTCACAAGACTTTCAATTTACAAAATATAAAAAAAATAATTTTTACGATTGGCATGTAGATAGAGGTTTTGGTAATCCAAATGCACGAAAACTATCTTTCTCAATACAACTTACTAACCCTAAAAAATATAAAGGTGGAGATTTAGTTTTTTGTCAAGGAACAAAATTAGATGTTACTAACCATAGAAAACAAGGAACTATTATAGCTTTTCCTAGTTTTATATTACACAAGGTAACTCCTGTAACTAGAGGTGAAAGAAATTCTTTAGTGGGATGGAGTACAGGATCAAACTTTAAATGATAGGAGAAACATGCAAATAAGAAACATATTCAGTATACCATTAGGTATAACTGTTAATGAACAACACAAAAAAATACAAAAAAATTTAGTTAAGTATTGCACTAAATTAAAAAATAAAAAAAAGAAAGGAGGAGGACTTTGGGAGTCACAGTTATATAATACTTATGGTCAACATCTTATTCACTCTGATGATAAATTTAAAGATGTAAATAATTTTGTATTCTCAAATGTTTTAGAATTTTCAAAAACAATAGGTTATGAAAAATTAGGTGTTCAATGTAAAGAAAGCTGGTTTAATGTTTATAATAAATATGATTATCAAGAAGCTCATGACCACATGGGTTTTAATATATCAGCCATATATATTTTACAAGGATCACATAAAACAGGGACTATAAATTTTAAAAACCCTTCGCCTTCTAAAGAAGTATATTTATTTAATCCAGAGAACGAATACACTTTTTCTAATATGTGCATAAATCCTCAACCAGGTTTGTTGTTAATATTTGATTCTAATTTAGTTCATTCAGTTAGTCAGAACTTAACTAATGAGAAAAGAATATCGTTGGCATATAATTTTAATGTTTATAAATAAATATGAAACTATTTTTTAAAGAAAAACAAAATTTTTTAACTAAAGAAAATAAAAAATTTATTGAAGAAGTAGTTTACGGAAAAAATTTTCCAGTATTTTTTCAACAAGGCATTACACTTTTGCCAGGTACAATTAATGATAGACCTAAAGATGTTATGTTTTGCCATGTTGTTTTAAAAAGACTAGAACAAACTCAAAATCTTAAAGATGCTATAAATACTGATGATTTAGTTTATACAAATACCTTAGATATTTTAAATAATTTTTGTAAGAAGATAGGAGAGAAACCAAATTTTTATACACGGATTGCTTACAATATTACAATACCTAATAAAAATAAAACATGTGGTGTTCATTTAGACCATGAATATAACCACAAACAAATTATTATTTATTTAAATGATTCAAGCGGCGATACTTTTATTGTTGATAAAAATAACAACGTATTAAAAAAGATACCCTATAAAGCAGGCAAAGGAGCTTGCTTTGAAAATTTACCACACTATCAAGAGTACCCTAAGTTTGGAGCAAGAATTGCTCTAGTAGCTACTTTTATTTGATCTTGAAATTGAGCATAATCTGATATAATACCTGATAAACAGGATTTTACATGCTACAAAAAATAGTATTTCAACCAGGTATTAATAAACAAATCACAGAAACCGGGGCAGAAAGCCAGTGGGTTGACTGTGATAATGTTAGGTTTAGGTATGGTGTGCCTGAAAAAATAGGTGGCTGGAATCAATTAGGGGGTCTAAATTCTAATGAATTAACAGGTGCTGGTAGAGGACTTCATCATTTCTTAAATACCGCTGGAAGAAGATATGCTATCATTGGAACTAATAGAATATTGTATGCTTTTTCTGGAGATGTCTTTTATGATATACACCCTATAAAAACTACAACAACTCTTACAAATGCATTTAGCACAGTAAATGGATCACCAACAGTTACAATAACTTTTTCAACTGCACACAATATAAATCCAAATGACATTATTTTATTAGATAATTTTACAACCATTACTGGTTCTAATTTTGGATCATCTGATTTTGATAATAAAAAATTTATGGTGACCTCTGTCCCAACAGCTACAACCCTTACAGTTACAATGCCTTCTAATGAATCGGGGTCCGGGGCAACGACATCAGGGGGTATTAGGGTACAGCATTATTATCCTGTTGGAACAGCTGTCCAAGAAAAAGGTTATGGTTGGGGTTTAGGTTCTTATGGAGGTGAAGATACAGGAGCTGTTACGACGACTTTAAATGGAGCAATAGACGCTAGTACAACAACTATAGTTTTAACAAACGCAGCACAGTTTCCATCAACAGGAACTAGCTTTGTTTTAATCGGAACAGAAATGATACAATACACAGGTATAAGCGGTAACACTTTAACAGGAGTAACAAGAGGAACTAGAGGGACAACTGCTGCGTCTCACAGTGATGGTGCAACTGTTACAAATGGTACAGACTATAGTGCATGGAACGAACAAACACAGGAAGGTTTAGCTTTAGATCCAGGTATGTGGTCATTAGATAATTTTGGTGACAAAGCTATTTGTTTAATTCATGATGGTCCTGTTTTTTCTTGGGACTCTAGTTTAGGTAATGCTACTGAAACACGAGCAACTATTATATCTGGTGCACCTACAGCATCAAGACACATGGTTGTATCAACACCGGATCGTCACTTAGTATTTTTTGGAACAGAGACAACTATTGGAGATAGCACAACACAAGACGACATGTTTATTAGATTCTCTGATCAAGAGAATATAAATTCATACACACCAACAGCAACCAATACAGCAGGTACACAAAGACTTGCTGACGGATCTAAAATCATGGGAGCTATAAGAGGTAGAGATTCAATTCTTGTTTGGACTGACACAGCGTTATTTACAATGCGTTTTGTTGGTCAACCATTTACCTTTGCGTTTGCACAGGTTGGAACTAACTGTGGACTTGTTGGACAGAACGCAGCTGTTGAAGTTGATGATGCTGCATACTGGATGTCAGAGAATGGTTTCTTTAGATATGGTGGTAAATTAGAATCACTACCATGTTTAGTAGAAGATTTTGTATACGACGATATAAATTTAGCATCTGGTAATCAAATGGTTTCTGCAGGTTTAAATAATTTATTTGGTGAAGTTATATGGTTTTACCCATCAAACACATCGGATGTGGTTAATAAAATGGTAGCGTACAACTACTTTGATTCTACATTATTAAAAAGACCTGTATGGACAGTTGGAACATTAGCTAGAACTATGTGGAAAGACTCCTCTGTATTTGGTAAACCACACGCATTAGAATACGATGCCGCAACAGATACATCTTTTGATGTTGTTGGTAATACAGAGGGTAGAACATCATACTATGAACATGAAACAGGGACAGACCAAAATAAAAACGGTACGATAACTGCGGTGGTATCAAACATCTCGTCAGGTGATTTTGACATAACTCAAAGAGTTTTAAGAGGAGCTCAAACTGGTATGCCTGATCTTAGAGGCGATGGTGAGTTTATAATGAAAGTAAGAAGATTTATACCAGACTTTGTTTCACAAACAGGCACAACAAGAGTTACGTTAAATTTAAGAAACTTTCCAAATGACTCAAGATCTAGTTCATCACTTGGGCCATTTGATATTACTTCGTCTACAACTAAAGTAGACACACGTGCAAGAGCCAGAGCAATTTCATTAAAAATAGAAAATACAGCTGCTGACCAAAGTTGGAAACTAGGCACATTTAGATTAGACATACAACCAGATGGGAGAAGATAATGCCACTAAATAAAAAAGGTAAAAAAATAATGAAGTCTATGAAAAAACAATACGGTAAAAAAAGAGGTGAACAAGTATTTTATGCAACTTTAAATAAGAAAAAAATTAAAGGAGTTAAGAAAAAATAATGGCAAAGATAACACAGATTATAACTAGACCATCACAAGAATACGATTACACTATAGCAGAGGCTCAGGTAAGGGACTTAGATGGTATTATACAAAAACTTAATACTACATATCAACAAGAGTTAAAGGATGAAGTAGAAGCTCAAAACTTCTTTTTAAATTAATGGCTAATAGTTTTATAAATAAAAAAGCAGATCTAACAACCACAGATTTAAC